CCAGATGCGGAACCGGAGGCCGCATGATCGATGACGCCAGAGTGCGCACGCAAATCCTGAAAAACCTTCAGGTCGCCGGTACGCCGCCGATGGAGCCGTGGCGGCTGGAGATGGAGGAGATCGACTTCGGAGATGTCATGGGCGTGATTGTCAAGCTGCCGCGCGGCGGCGGCGTGCGCCGCTTTTCTGTCAGGGTGCGCAGTTCCGTCGATCCCGCGCGCTTCAAGAGCGAAAGCAACATCGCCTTCGATCTTTCGCAGCAGATCAAGGCCGCGCTGATGGGGCCGGAATATTCGGCCACCAAGCTCGGCCAGATCGTCAAGAACGACAATGGCAGTCGCGGAAGTACGGGCGCGTAACAACGCGCGCGGCGGGGCGTCGCTTTCTGAGACGCCGGACGAACTAGCCGATCTCGACCGCTTCGAAGCGATGAAGTCTTGGTTCAAGCGCAGCCAAGACCACTACTCGCGTTGGTACAACGAAGCGCGCGAATGTTACGACTTCGTCGCCGGTCGTCAGTGGGCCGAAGAAGACATCTCCAAGATGAAAATCCAGAATCGTCCGGTGATCACCTTCAACCGGACGGCTTCGGTGATCGACTCGATTGCCGGGCTGGAGGTGTCGAACCGGCAGGAGGTGCGCTTCATTCCGCGTCAGTTGGGTTCTTCGGCGGTCAACGAGCTTCTGACCGATGCGGGCAAATGGGCGCGCGACGAATGCAATGCGGGCGACGAAGAGTCCGATGCTTTTGTCGATCTCCTCATCTGCGGTCTGGGCGCGACAGAAAGCCGGATCGATTACGACGAGGACCCGGACGGCAAGCTCATCATAGAGCGTGTCGATCCGTTGGAGTTCTATCCCGACGCGCGTTCCAAGGCGCGCAATTTCACCGACGCGCGGCATTGCTTCCGGGTGCGGCAGATCGAAGTCAAGGCCGCGCAGGAATTGTTTCCCGACGAAGAGATTGATGACATCGATGCCGTCTGGGCGCGCGACACCACCGACGAGATTGGCGAACCGCACAACGCCACGCAGGCCAAGTTCTACCGCGTCGATCAGCGCCCGCGTATCGAGAAGTGGGAAGGTCTCCTCACCTTGGTCGAATGCCAGTGGTGGGAGTTGAAGGACGAATATCGCGTCGCTGATCCGATCTCCGGCAAGATCGTCACCTTGCAGCGCGCCGATTACGACAAGCTCTCCGCGCGCGCCAAGGAACTCGGCATCCGGCTGATCGCCGCGCCGATGAAGACCAAGCGGTATTACCGCGCGATGCTCGGTTCCAAGATTCTGAAGATGTGGGACGGCCCGGTCGAAGGCGGTTTCACATGGAAGTTCATGACCGGCAAGCGGGATCGCAACAAAGGTCATTGGTTCGGCATCGTGCGGCACATGCTTGATCCGCAGCGTTGGGCGAACAAATGGCTCGCGCAGGTCATGCACATCATCAACGCCAATGCGAAAGGGGGCTTGATCGCGGAAGAGGATGCCTTCGCCAATCCGCAGCAAGCGATGGAGGAATATTCCTCGACCGACTCCATCACCTTCGTCACGCAAGGCGCGCTCTCCGGACCGAACCCGAAGGTCAAAGACAAGGGCATGGCCCAATTCCCTGCGGGGATCGAAGGGCTGATGCAGTTCGCGATCTCGTCCATCCGCGATGTCTCGGGCGTCAATATCGAATTGCTCGGCATGGCCAACCGCGACCAGCCGGGCGTTCTGGAATACACGCGCAAGCAATCGGCGCTGGTGATCCTCGCCGGGATGTTCGACTCGCTGCGCCAGTACCGCAAAGAGCATGGCAAGCTCATGCTCTACTACATCACCAATTTCCTCGCGGACGGTCGTTTGATCCGCATCGGCTCGCCGGACAAGGCGCAGTACGTGCCGCTGGTCCATACGCCGGGACTGACCGAATACGACGTGATCGTGGACGACACGCCGACCTCGCCCAACTCGAAAGAGCAAGCGTGGTTCACGTTGACCCAGATGATGCCGATCCTGTCGAAGATGACGTTGCCGCCGGATGTGATGTTCGAAGTGCTCAAGTACTCGCCGCTGCCATCGACCTTCGTGGCCGATGTGCGCAAGGCGATGATGCAAGCGCAGGCCAATCCGCCGCCGCCCGATCCGAAGGTGATCGAGTCGCAGACCAAATTGCAGGTCGCGCAAATTCAGGCGCAGAACGAGCAAGCGCGCGGTCAAGCCGAAGCGCAGACCGAACGCGCCCGCGCACTGGGTCAGGTCGCCACCGCGCGCGCGCAAGCGCAGAAGGCGCAGTCGGAAATCCAGCAGACCAACGCGCAGGCCTTCGCCACCACTGCCGCAGGCATCAAGTCGCTGGCCGACGCGCAGGTCGAGCTTCAGGGACCGCGTTTTGATGCGATGAAGATGCTGATGGAAGCGTTGCAGGCCGAACGCGACCGCATGGACGGCCAGAAGCAGCAAGGCTTCGACAACATGATGTCGATGGCGCAGCAGGGACAGGACTCGGCGCAATCGCAACAGGACATGGCGCAGCAGCAGCAAGACATGGCGCAAGGCGCGCAAGCCCATCAGGGCGACATGGCTGAACAAGCGCAAAACATGGATTTGGCCCAGCAGCAGGCCAACCAGCCTGCGAACGGCAACGGCTGACAGACCGCTTCTGTCTTACGGAAAGGCACCGTTATGGCCCGCGCACGCGGCAATGCCGCATTGATCGAACAGGAGAACCTCTCCAAAGAGGAACAGGCGCAGATGGACGAGAACCGGGCAGCAGAAGCCCAGCCCGAACTGCCGATTGAGGAAAGCAAGCAGCCGGAAGCGCCAAAGCCGCCTGAGGAACCCAAGCCAGCCGAAGCAGCGCCCGCCGCACCGGCAGCGCCAGATGGCGCGTCGCCCGGCGTCCCCGCCGACGACAAGAAGCGCATGGTGGAATACGGCGCGCTGCACGAAGAGCGCGAGCGCCGCAAGCAGGAACAGGCGCGCGCGCAGAAGGCTGAACAGGAACTGGCACGGCTCTCGGGCCGCTTCTCGACTCTGGAGGAACTCGCGCGCGCGGCGGCGGCGGAACAGCAGCCCAAGCCGAAGAGCCCGGATGTCGGCACCGATCCGGTCGGGCATTTCCAGCACGAGATCGCGCTGCGCGATCAGAAGCTCGCGCAGTTCGAGAATTGGGCGCGCGAGCAACAGCGCGCGGCACAGCAGCAGCAAGAGATCGCCTTCGTCCGCCAGCGCGCCATGAGCGAGGAGCAAGAGTTCGCCAAGGCGACGCCGGACTACGTCGAGGCGGCAGAATATGTGCAGCGCATTCGCAATGCGCAGTTGGAAGCGGTCGGCTTCACCGATCCGCTCGCCCGCTCCCAGCAGCTTGCGATGGAGGCGCTGAACCTCGCGGTGGTCTCCGCACAGCGCGGCGAGAACGCGGCGGCTACGATCTATCGCATGGCGAAGGCCTCCGGCTGGACGCCAAAGGCGGCGGCGCAGTCAGGCGCAGCGGCTGGTAGTGGCTCGCAGCAGCATGATCCTGCCGGTGCTAAGAAGTTAGAGACGGTAGCGCGCGGCCAGCAAGCGAACACCTCCATCGGCAAGCTCAACGGCCAGACCGCGCCGAACGAGCCGACGCTTGAAGACCTCCTGAAAATGAGCGAAAAAGATTTCGCCGCTTGGTCATCCAAGGGTGACAACTGGCGCAAGATTTTCGCGTCGTAGATTTTTCGGTTCGATCCTCACGTTAGCAGGATCATCCGGCAACGCTCCCGTAAGGGCGATTTCGCTGTCCCCGCGTAACCGGGACAACCCGAAACCCTTTTGTGGAGCGGCCACATGGCAGCAACAAACTTTGGCGTAAACGATCCACTGGCAGTGAAGCTGTGGAGCAAAAAGCTCACGGTCGAAGTGCTGAAGGAAACGTGGATCATGAACTTCGCTGGCGACAACAGCGACAACATGGTCCAGATCAAGGACGAGACGCAGAAATCTGCTGGCGACAAAATCACCTACGGACTGCGCATGCAGCTTGTATCCGCAGGTGTCCAAGGCGATGGGACTCTCGAAGGAAACGAGGAATCTCTCGTCACCTACAGCGACGCAGTGCTGATCAATCAGCTTCGCAACGCGGTGCGTTCCGCCGGTCGCATGTCGCAGCAGCGCGTGCCGTTCTCGGTGCGCGACGAGGCGCTTTCCGGTCTTCGCGATTGGTATGCCGACCGTTTCGATGCGTCCGGCTTCAATCAGTTGTGCGGAAACACCGCGCAGACCAACACTTCCTTTACCGGCAACAACGCGACGATTGCGCCGGATGCCGCGCATCAGAAGCTGGTCGGCGCAGTGGCGAACGAACAAACGCTTGCCGTCGCCAACATCTTCACGCTCTCGATCATCGACTTCGCAGTGGAGGCGGCGAAGATTCTCACGCCTGCGATCCGTCCGGTGCGCTCGGCAGGTCGCGAATACTATCTCGGCTTCCTGCATCCGACGCAGGTCACCGACATGCGCACGACAACCTCCACCGGGCAATGGCTCGACATCCAGAAAGCCGCGATGACCGGCGGTGAGGTCGATGACAACCCGATCTTCGACGGCAGTCTCGGCGTCTACAACGGCGTGATCCTGCACAGCGATTATCGTGTCACGCAGGGCGTGAACTCCGGCTCACCGACAACGCCGGTTCCGTCCTGCCGTCGCGCGGTGCTCGCGGGCGCGCAGGCCTTGATGCTCGCTTACGGACGCGACAACGGTCCGGGTCGCTTTACGTGGGTTGAGGAACTTTTCGATTATGAAAATGAACTCGGCGTGAGCGTCGGCTGCATCTACGGACTCAAGAAGACCGTGTTCAACTCTGCGGACTTCGCGGACATCGTCATGTCCTCGTATGCCGTCGCGCACTGAGGGAGACAATCGATGGCAAACGCATATCCCAACAGCGCCAGCAAGGCGAAAGTCGGCGTCAATCCGAAATTCCTTCAGGAAGGAACCGTTTCGGTTTGCTCGGTCTTCGCGCTCACCGCAGCACTCGGTGCGGGCGACACCGTCA